GTAACGCTCAACCCTGAGAAAACATGGCTCCTATTGAGACAAGACTCTTGCCTCTCAGCGCCATCCTCATGGGCCATGGCACTTCCTGTGGGCACACCTTATACGCCTTTGATACGTATAGGTTGAAGATTGTGAAGAGCATCCAGGAGTTCAAACTGGAGTCCCACAACAAACCCACCAACCTCTGTTCCATTTCTACCCCTGAATTCTCGGGTAGTATAAAATGTAACAGAAGCGTGTCGGAGTCCCTACGGGTGGAGCCGTAACGTTGGCGACGACCTAGGAATTTCACATCCCCACCGACCTCTGTTTTGTCGGCGTTGACGGTCATTCCCAATTCAGCCGCGAAGGCTTTCCAAGCCTCAAGCATCCTAATGATTTCATCACTTGGATAGCCTAAGGCAAACAGACTGTCATCGCCTACGGTATGCAACTGTCTGGCCTCTCCGTCTGTCATGGCCATGATTATGACCCAGTTAATTATGGATCCTATCAAGGCCGTAAAACGTGAGCCAGAAGGGATACCGGTATGTTTAACGAACACCTTCCCGTCAGGCATCATGATAGGGGTGTGGATAAAGTAATGCTCTAACATGTCGAACACACCTTTCCACTCTCTCCCAAAAGCCCTACGAATGATGCCAAATGCAAAGCGAATGAGGAAGCGTGGCACTGTCGCGTCAAAGCGTGACCAGTCTAATCCAACAACTGTCCCCGCTCGCTTTACATGGTCTAATGCCATAGCTACCCACCGTTTATCACGTGGGAGTATGGGGGCCCCTCGACTAAGTAGTGCCTCCTGGTAAGGCTCGGCAAAGGCAGCTTCAACCAGATTTAATTCAAATGGGAAGCCCCATACCAGTCTTACCTTCGGAGCGTTACGTGGTGCCAATTGCGTGCGAAGGTATGCCACACATGGTGGCAATTGGCAATAGCGTTGCTGGTAATAACGTGACTTATCCATCAAAAGTTGAGCACGCGCCAGACCCTCAGTGTATACTGAAAAGTCAGTGCGTTTACCTTGACG